GCTCCATCTCCTGGCTCATCCGTCTTTGCCCGGTCAAGACGCTTGTCGAAGTAGTCCTTCACACGCGACTCAGTGTCGCCAAGCTTCGTCCGGAAGTAAATCGAAACCCCGAAGATACCGCCCGCATAGGTCAATGCCTGCGCCATATACCACAGCACACCTTCCGTCACGTCTCCATTGACAAAGAAGCTGATAAACGTCAGCACCACCCCGCTCACAATCATGAGCGAAGCCGTGCTGTACTGTATCCATTCTTTTGAGTTTGTTGTCATAATTGCCCTTTTTTTAGAGTTGTCACTCGCGCTATGCGCCACCCGCCAGCGTCATCGTACGGCTCTCGCCCGTGCCAACCCTCACGGCCCGCACCTCCAGGCCGTCGTAGTCGAACACCAGCAAGTCGAACGTTGGCACGCCGCCCGCCTGCATGTTCGTCGTCACCAGCACAGGCACACTCCTCTCCACGGACGTCAGGTCAGTGTGCGTGTGACCGGCGACGAAGCAGTGAACCACACCCGTGCAGCCGGAGAAGTCAAACGTGCGGCCTGAGAACGTGAACGAACCGCGGCTGTTGTAAGCCGAAGCCAGCGCGCTCAGCTGGTCGGCAAGGTAGTGCACCGACGTACCCTCCTTGTCAGTGAAGAAAGCATGGACGAACACCACGTTGTGCGCGTCGTCACGCTCCAGCAGCTGCTCGCCGAACCACGTCACCTGTTCCGTGAACAGCGTCGTCCTGGTAGGAGGAACACTCGAGGCCGTGCCAGCCGTCCACGAGTCGAACACCCAGCCGCGCCCAGCGCCCATATCGAACGAGTAGTACGACCGGCCCTCCCTCGAGAACAGCGTGTTCACCTCCTGCCCGTAAGTCAGCGAGATCTGCCCATCCTCAGCCGTGCCGATATAGTTCGTGTCATGGTTGCCCATCACATGATGGAAACGCTCCCCGAACAGCTTGCGCATCGTGCCGTCCATATAACCCAGCTTCCACACAGCCCTCGACGGCGTGTCGTCCTGGTTCAGCCAGTCGCCACCGCACACACACGAGTCCAGCGGCATGCACTCCCAGCAGCGGAGCATCAGGCCCACGTACTGCTTGAACGTCATCTCAGCCGCCTCAGAGAAGCCGCCGCCCGAGCTCAGCAGGTGAGGGTCAGTCATGAACAGCACCTTGTCAGCCCTACCGCCAGCGGGAAGCAGCGCAGACGCAAACTCACGGCATTTCGCGCCCACGTCTGTACGGTCCACATAGCGGCCGTGGAAAGCATAGCGGCCGATCTCGTAGCGGAGGGCACTCAAGTCGTCCAACACCGCATTGCCGCCGCCATCCTCCAACACCAGCTGAGGCGCGTTTGGAGTAGCCGGAACAGTCGCCGCCGTACCGTTCTTGACCCACATCAGCCATTTCGCGTCAGCAGGAGCCTTCACCACAGCCACCTCCCCGGCAGCAAGCGTCCTACGTTCAGTCCACCCGTCAGCCCAGGTCGTCACAGCCTGGCCAGACGGGTTCGTCTGGTCGCTCGTCAGCAAGGCGAAAGCAAGCGAAGCCGACGTGTTCGCCCGGATTACGTAAGTACGGCCGCCCGTCACAGGAGTCCACCACGCCCGCCATCCAGACACCGTCGTCCACTTGCCGCCCGCGTCGATGAACAGCGTGCCCATCTTACCCTGCTCGCGGATATTCTTCGGGAACAGCTGAAGGAACGCCGAAGCCATAGCCGAGTTCTTCGCGTTGAAGTCCTGGGTCTCAGCCCATGCCTTCAGCGCCACCGGGTCGACCCGCACGATGTCCTTCGCCGCCACGTACCCCGCACCCGTCTTGTAGTAGATGTAGGCAGCGTCAGCCGGAGCAGTCGCAATCACCGAATCATTCGCACCCAGCACAGCCTTCGCCGTCCAACCCTCCGCAAACGTCGTCACAGGCGTATTGTTAGCCCTCGCGTTGCTCGTCATGAAAGCCCAGTCAAACACATGGTTCGCAGCCGTGATACGGTAAGTAGCACCAGGCGTCACCGCTATCCAGTTGCTCCGCCCCACGTTCTCCCACATCGTCGAGTCCGCGTTGATCGTGTAGTAAGTCTGGCTCCCAACTGGATTCACGTACGTGAACATAGAGTCATACAAAGCCGTGAAATCACCCACTACAGCCAAACGTGCACTGCTGTCGAAACCATTGATGTTACCTGGTAGAGTACGAGGATAGAGCAAGTCACCACTACGGTTCTTCAGTTGTATATTTTTATTAGCCATAAAACACTGTTTTTATTATTTTAACTCATTTATTCACAACCCATAACCTCCAATTGTCTGATGAATGGTCAGCCATAGCTTCTCCGAATCTATACTACATCATAACTCAAATCAAAACTCGACAAGGCATCCTCAATATCACTCATGGCTGAAGACTTAGCAGCATCAATCGCGCTTACAGCCTGTTCACAACGGCCGGCAAGCTCTTCAATAACCCGTTCAGCATGTTCTGTCACCCTTTCTGAGTCAATCACACTGTAGCTCACTTCAGGCTCTGTCAGCTCATAGTCAACAGTCTCGCTCCCACGAATACGGAAAAGAGTGCCAAAACGCGGATAACTCTCAAGAGCAGACTGAAGAAGAATGTCTGTCGTTCGGAAAGCAAAGCTACCGTCACGCTGATTGCCAAAGCGTACATAAGCACCCTTGCCATCGCTAAGTTTCACCGTCAGGCTCAAACCGCCGCCACTCTCATATGTCTTCAACGTTCCCATATTTATTTTAAGTCTTAATAGTTACACGACATCATACAGCAAGTCAATACCACTGCCACCGATAATCTCATCAACAACTCCCTCGGCATACTCCCTTATGTCAACACTCTCACCGGAATATTTACCACCTGTGTCACTCCACCCCGTTTTATCATAGCGCCATACTGCAACGGGAAAATCACTGCCCACGTAGGCGTAAGCTCCCACTGATGCAGTAGGATGAGCAGAAATCAAATCAGCGGAAGAAGTATAAAGACCAAGAAGACGTTCCTCGAACGACAGCCTCTCGGCACGAATCTCGCCGACGACCGTCAGGTTATGCTCTACCGTCACGTCACCGTCAAACGTGTGCTCACGCCGGGCCGGCGTCTCTGTCACAGTCAGAGCGTTCTCCCATAGCAGCGCATACTTGTTCCAACGGTATTTCACATCGCCCACAAACAAGTAGTCGCCCTCTATGCCGCCCTCAGGGTAACGGGCCCACACGGCATCTATGCTCTCGAAATCACCTAAGTTACGTATGTCCATTATTTCATCAACTCATTTGACAGGTTCAACATAGTGCCGGCAAGCTTCTCGTCCGACACGCTCAAAGCCGTAAGATAAGCAGCATAGTAAACAACAGCGTCGCGAAGGCGCGGACACAAGTCTATCTCACCATCAACAACCTTCGGATAAGGCAGGTAGCGGTCGCGCCTCACATAAACAGTCGGGCCGCCGCTGCATGAATAGAACTCCAGCACCAGGCCAACAGGCCACTGGCACAACGCGACAACCGGTTTCTGAGGATTGCCCCGCACGCCGGGATAACGGCTCTTCTGACGCAGGTACAGCGGGTCGTCCGCGCCGATGGCATCAAACACCGGCATGCTCCAGTCGCTCATCTGGAAGCTCACAAGCCTCATGAAGTCGGCAGGCAGAACAACATGGCCGTTGCCGTACCCCGGCTCGCTGTCCCAGCCTATGCTCTCAGCGAAGGGCTTGCCGCCGTCAAGCAGGTGGTGAGGCGCAGTGCTCTCAACCAGGCGGGCGGCCGTCTCAATCTTGCTGCCGATGATCTCCTCAAGCGACAGCGTGTCAACGTCGCCAAGGTCCGACAAGGCATCGCTCGTCATGTTCTGGTCTATCGCTATCCGGACATCCCTCTTTATGTCACTTACCGCGTAAAGCATCTTTCATTCTATTATTTTGGTCACATCACTACAACAGCGCACATTCATCAGCCGATCACGAAAGCATATCCTTCCTGACGGCCGGCCTCCTCGATGGCAGACTGAGAGCGAAGCTTCGTCCGGCTCATCCCGTATCGGTCAACCAGAAAGTCCTTAGCGTCATCAAGACAGGCGAAAGACATCTCCTTCAAGCCGCCGGCCCCGGCGTCATCAACGGAAGGAGCCTCAGCGGGAGCGCTCACGGCAACCGGCTCACTGTCGTCCCTCTTGAACAGACGGCCGAACTTCGGATGACGCTCCAGCGCATTCTGCAATTCCTCGTTGTCTGTATAGTAGATGCTGCCGCCACCCGTCTGGGCGCTGAACGAAACATGGACGCTCTTGCCTGTGCCAAGCACCACGTTCAGCGCTATCTGGCTCTTTGCCTTATATTTCTTTGTCATATCAATATCCTTTTTTATGTCTCTAATACTGAAAAAAGCAGGGGCGGGCGTCATCATCTGCCCGCCCCTGGTCATTCTGGTCTCTATGGAGGGATATAAGCCTATGCACCCTTGGCAAGTCTCATCCGCGCGTGAGCCTTGGCATAGCGAAGGTAAAGACAAGCAACCTCCTGGATCACCACAGCGTTCGTGTTACGCACGCCGGCCTTCTTCAGGTCAAGGATGTTGCGGCTCCAGCTCACGTGAGTCTTCTTCGTCAGATACTCAGGGTCCATCGCGAAGCCGCAGTCGCTCATGCCGTTCACGTCGAACAGCTCGTGGTGGATCGTCAGAACCTCGCCGAAGTCGGTGTCCCAGCTCTTGAACTTCAGGTTCCATACCTCGACAGTGTCCTTCAGCCTGAACTTGTCGCTCTTGATCTTAGAGAAAGCGCTCAGCATGTCGCTGCCGCAGAACAGGATCTTGCGCTTGTTGCCGATGCCGGTGCCGACAAACAGGTCCTTCGTGATGTCAACAAGGTTGTCGTCCGTTATCACGGCGCACTGCTTCGTGCTGTCCCACTCGCCTACCTCGATGTCCTTGCCGGCCATGTACCAGATACCGCCCGTGAACCAGGTGGCCATGCCGTCCTTCGTCGTGTGGTGAATCACGTTCTTAGCACCCCACAGGAACGTGTTCTCCTGGGCAAGACGCATGTCGTAGATGCCGTCCTCCTCGATGTCAGAGAAGCTCCAGTCAACCTCCTTCGACGCAATCTTGTCGAAGGTCGACTGCTCAATCTGAATCATGAAGTTCTGGCAGTACTGGATCTCGGCAGTCGGGATGTTGTTGAAACGGCCCGTCTGAACGTCAAGCTCGCCGCAGGCCTTGCCCATCCTCACAAGAGTCGTCCCGCTCGCAATGGCAGGAACCCAGATTGTCTGGTCGGAAGAGTCCTTGTTGCCGTTCACGGCATAAACCACAGGCATGCTCGTGGAAGGGTCGCGACCGCACACGCAGAGAACAAGGTCAGGTGTGTTCTCGTCATTAGCGTCATAAGCCACGCCCTTGTCGTCATACTTTGCCTTCACGCCTACAACCCTGATTGTGTCGTCAAGCGTGAACATGTTAGCGTCGTCTACAGGCAGCGTCACGCTCGAGCCGCTCGCCTGGGCTGTCACGGCGGAGCTCGTCTTGCAACTCACAGGGCGCGTGCCCACACTGTAGTACTTCACCTCGAAGCTCTTGCTCGGCTGAGCCTTCGCGTAGCGTGAAATCTGGTCAATCGGTGTCGCCATCGGACGGATTTTCACGATGCGCTTGTCGATGTCCTTCGTGTACATCTCGGGGTCGCCGTCCTGGCGTCCCTGGGTCTCGGTGGCGATACCGCCAGGAGTGTCGCCGGCGCCGGTATTGGTCTTACCGGCATCAGGCAAGGCCGATGCGGCTGCCATCAGAGCACCCGCATTGCCGGTCACAACAGCCAGCAGCGTCAGCAACAGGCTCACCACCCAGTTGAATCTCTTTAAATTCTTCATTACTCTGGTCATTTAAATTGTTTATATTCGTTTCTTGTCTCAGTTCTTCGTACGCTTCTCGCCGCCACGCTCCCAAATCGTCTGGTTGTTCTCGCCGAACTGGTCCAGAGCGCCAAGGCTCGGCATAGGACTGCCGCCGCTGCCGTTCCGACCGTCCAACGCACTCGTGCCGTCACCCTGGCCACGCTTGCGAAGACGCTCCTCGATACGCGCGTTCTTGCCGCGAACCTCTGCCTCGTACCCGGCGGTCTCAACGTCGGCGTCGTGATTGATTGCCTTCAACGCCATCTTGATGCTGTCAGGAGTGAACTTGCCCATCACGCCGTCACGCACGATGCCGATCAGGAACTCCATCGCGTCGTCAAGCTCGTCATCGCTGTAGCCTTCCTCGTCACGCATGCGCTCAAGCTCCTGCAGGCTCGTGCCAAGATTGTCGACATACTCGTCGTCAAGAGCCTTCTCCTTTGCCACGCGAGCCACGAACTCCTTGTTAGCCGCTGCTATCTCCTCCTGGCGCTCAGGGTCGTTCACCGCGTCAACGATGTCTGTGCCGAACTGGCGGACCAAACCGACAACAGGATCCTCGCCCTTGCGCCAGTTGTTGATGAAGTGGGCGCTGCGCGGGTCGCTCGTGAACATGTCTGTGAAAGCCTTCTCGCGGTCCTGGTAACCCTGAACCTGGCTGTCGTAATCGTCGTAATCGTCGTAAATCTGGCCGTAAACAGCCTCATCGTCAGCAAATTCACGGTCAGGATAACGAGTCTTCAAACGGTCCAGCATCTGGTCACGTTTACTCGTAACTGCTTGTTTGTCAGTGTTTGCCATATTATTCTCACTTTATATTCGTCTATCTTCTGCAAATATAACGCAAACAACACGCACTTTACTTTTATCCGTTAACTTAAAAACACTATCTTTGAAACAAAAAAACACTATCATGAAACCACCGGGAGCTTTTTTCGAATACACAAGACAGCGCGACGAAGACCTCATGAGAGCATACCGCAAAGCAATGCAGGAGGCAACGCACATCTCCATGCCGGAGATTTTCAGGAAAACAGTCATGATGCCGTCACAGAGATTCTGGGTATCGGAGGAAAGGGCCGCTATCGTCATATCAGCACTGCTTCGCGGCAAGACTTTCCCAAAGATGAACACAATGAAGCGGATGATGTACCGCGAAATACACGACAGAGTGCAGCAGCTTCGAAAGCTACACCCCGACATGTGCATTTCAGAGCTCACCTTCCACGTCGTCAGGCAGCAGGCGCCACAGTTCTACATCACGCCGGGATCGGCAAAAGTCATCATCTCTAAAATCAGGAGAAGAAAACGTGAGAGCGATAAAAACAGCTGACATCATCATGGCCGCTATGGCAGCAGCAGGAATCGTCACCACCTTCACCGGAGTCACGCCACAAGAAGCCGGAGTCACAACCGAATCCACATTACAGCAAAGGCTCGTCTTCCACTTCTTCCATGCCGGCATATTCCACGCGCTCGCAAACGCATGGTGCGTCATATCCGTCATCAGGGCAGACATCATCAGCGTCAGAGACATCATCACAGCATACGCCATAGCAACGCTCGCGCCAACCATCGTACTCCAGCAGCAGCCAACCGTCGGACTGTCAGCATTCTGCTTCGCTCTCATGGGGCTCATATCAGCTAAAGTAAAGAGGAAGGCGTTCTTCCACAAATGCGTGCTCGCATTCATAGCCGCTGGATTCATCATACCGTCCGTCAACGCCGCAATACACCTCTACGCATACGCCGCGGCATGCGCCACAGCATACATCACAGCCGCCATCAGAAAACGAAACACATGACAAACGACATCATCAACGAGAACATAATACGAAAACAGCACATCAGCCAGACATTCAACCCCGTCACAGGACAAGGGTCCATAGGAAGCCGGACTAAAGTCTGCATCACCGACTTCCCGCAGCCAGTCATGTACATACCCGACGACATGGCCGGCGTACCGCTCGTAAGGAAACTCACAGAGCTCAAAAGCATAAAAGCGTTCCTCAGACAACAGAAAATCGACGACACACAGGAAAACCGAGACAAAGTCGTAGAGCAGTTCATCAGAATCAGGTGCCGCCACGACTTCCCGTTCTGGGCGGCACTATTCGTCTTCATCAAGTCCAAGGGAGGAGGCGACGACATACGATTCCGCCTCAACTACCCGCAGAGAAGACTCATAACCGCATTCGAGAACATGAGGACACAAGGGCTGCCCATCAGAATCATACTCCTCAAGGCAAGGCAGTGGGGAGGCTCCACCGCCACGCAAATCTACATGGCATGGCTCCAGCTCATACACAAGACAGGACTCAACTCGCTCATCGTCGGACACGTCAAGGACGCATCAACCGAAGTCAAGGACATGTTCGACAGAATGATCAGACAGTACCCGACCAAAATGCTTTTTCCACCAGGAACAAACGTCAGCCAGAAGCAGCCCGTCACCGCCGCCGTCGGAAAGACTGGCAACATCCAGCGTATCATACAGCGAAACTGCAAAATCAAAATCGGGACAGCCGAGATGCCCGACTCTGCCAGGGGAGGAGACTACAACCTCGTGCACCTCACCGAAGTCGGACTGTGGAAGACAACAGACGGAAAGACACCAGAGCAAATCGTGCGCTCGGCATGCTCAGGAATACTGCTGCAGCCATACACCATGATCGTCTACGAGTCAACGGCAAACGGAACAGGAAACTTCTTCCAGCGCGAATACGACGCCGCAAAAGCAGGACTCTCACAGTTCAAGCCACTATTCATCCCGTGGTTCCAAATCGAGCAGTACACACTCCCATTCCGAACAGAACAGGAGATGCGGCACTTCGCACAGCAGCTATACGAAAACCGCAACAGCAACAACCAGCCGACCGACAGAAAGGAAAGCGGAGCATACCTCTGGACACTCTGGCAGAACGGGGCAACACTCGAAGCAATCAACTGGTACATACAGGAACGCTCGAAATACACCGACCACGCCGACATGGCATCAGAATACCCGTCCGACGACATAGAGGCATTCGCACACTCAGGAGCCAGAGTATTCGACCGGTACAAAGTCAACCTGCTCAAGCCCGCATGCCGACCACCACGCCTCATAGGAGAAGTCTACGCAAAAGCAGACACCGGGCAAGACGCGCTCACTCAGCTCAGGTTCAAGCAGGACCCGCAAGGAATGCTCAGCGTCTGGACCATGCCCGACACAGAAGGAGAAGAGACATTCACCGACCGATACCTCACCGTCGTCGACATCGGAGGACGGGCCGGAAAATCAGACTGGTCCGTCATCGTCGTATTCGACCGCCTCTACATGGCAGAAGGAGGAAAGCCAGCCGTAGCAGCACAGTGGTACGGACACATCGACATGGACCTGCTCGCATGGAAGGCGGCACAAGTCGCAGCCTTCTACGACAACTCACTGCTCGTCATCGAGTCCAACACACTCGAGACACACGACAAGGAAAGACAGACCGGGATCGAAGGAGACCAGTCCTCTTTCATTCTCAACCAAATCAAGGACATCTATCCAAACCTCTATGCCCGCCGGCAGTCAGAGGAGGACATCAGGCAGGGAGCACCACGGAAATACGGATTCCACACCAACGTAGCGACAAAGCCCATGATCATATCAACACTCGTCAAAGTCATCAGAGAGACACTATACGTCGAGCGCGACCAGCGGTGCCTCGACGAATACCTCACATACGAGCGCAAGAAAAACGGAGCATACGGAGCAATACCGGGAAAACACGACGACCTCCTCATGACGCGCGCAATCGGACTCCACATCTGCTTCTTCGAAATGGACATACCAAAACCAGTCAAGAAAAAAAAGACCATCATACAACACAACAAGGCGGTGTCAGAAGCAACCATCTGACACCGCCCTCTTGACAACTGACAACTGA